TCACCTTCCATATCAACGAATGGTGCAGTGGGCAACGTGTTACCTACGCGCACGTAATGTTCATCTGCCATTGTTATCAGTGCTATCTGCATTCCTTTTTTTAGATGTAGAATTTGCATGTGATTTCAGTGCCTGCAACATTGCCCGTTCATAATCTTTTAATCGCTGTGTGTATTCCTTTTTTAGTTGTTTCCGATCAACGTTCATAAAGGTAATTTAGGTAATAGATTGGTGTACGTTTGCTGCTTGTATGATGTGGCTGTGTTGCCTGATGTGAAGATATAATTCTGCATGTTCATCACATCAGTGCGTGGTGAACGCTCGGGGTAAACATTGCTGCTGTATTCAACAAACAAATGGCTATTGGCGCACAGGTATTCCACCAATCGCGTTGTATAGTATTCAGCATTCGCTTTTGCACGATCAATAAAATCACCTAATGTCGTGTTGCCAATCACCTGCACATCTTCACTGATGCGTTGCACCAATGATCCATTGTCAATTTTGTAAGTAAGGTTAGGCAGGACTTCAACCATCGTCCACCACAACACAGCTTTTTGTACGTAATCTTCAAGCAGTATGAGATAATTGCCAGCAACAGTGTTATTAGATACATCCGTTTTCAATTTATTCAACAGGTCATCACCCAAAAATGGACCAACCCATTTGTCCTGTGACAGGTAGATTGCCGGGTACAATAGATTAGGATCAACAGCACCGTTGATGGTGGTGTATTTCTTTATGTAGTTTTCGTTGATGAATAATACTTCTGCCATTTGTCTGTGTTTTATTATTTACCGAATCGTGGATTGTCAGGTAGAAAGCCGTTGTAAGGCATGTCAATTGGGCGTTGTGCTACTTTTGGATTGTTGCGCGTTTTATATCCTGCTTTTTTTACACGCACATCCAACGCTTGCTTCACATCAGGATTGCTTAAATCCAATCCAAATCCTTTCGCACTTGCATACACTTGTTTTTTCCACACGTGATGGCAATTACCACCACCTTTATACAACCAAATGCTATACGTATCAGCTCCGCGTGGTCCCCATCCTTCGTTTACAATCTTACTGCCCATCTGCATGATATCTTCTTTTCGATACAGCTTATCAGCATCTAACATTTTAATGCAGAATTTGCGTGTGTTAGCGTTGATTTTACCATCATACTTGTAACGTGTATAGAACTTCACCTGTTCGATGGTTTTATCTTGCTCTGATTTCGCATTAGGTCGTGCGCTGCCTGTACTTACAAAGTTGTGCGACATGATACGCGCATCATCTTCATCATCATGCTCGTAATCCACTTCGTATTCATCAATCAAAACCCAATCATCCTGTGCATCTTCACCCAATTGAATCAGTGCATCAGCTACTGCATCATCATCGAATGCTTCATGTACTTTTTTTTTATACAATGACTGCTGAATCTGCGATGGTGCAATGCTGCCGGGCTGTACATCCTTAAAGATTTCATCCACCTGTGCAGTAGATAACGTTGGAAATGCTGCACGTACCACCGCTTTTGCTGATGATACAGGCAACATATCGGATGCTGCCTGCATTACAATATCAACCAATGATGTAATCTGCGCACCATTCAATGCTGTTGCTGCTACATCAGTTGTGCCACTGTCTACTGTTGCTGCTTCTGCCTGCTGTGTTGTTAGTGGTGTGTTTGGTTTGATATTGAATGCAAGGTTAGGCATCTGCTCACCTAATATGTAAACCAATGCATCGCTGATTTTACGTTGTGCAGGTTCAATCACCTGATTGGTCAGGATTTCCAAACCTGTTGCCATCTCATCTTTGTTGCTGCCAAAGCCAGTGCCACTACGTAAACCAACGAGCAATGGTGTGACAATACGATGCGCTGTAATTATCTTCTCTTGCGTTTGCGAATTGATCATGTCAAATTGCTTATCAAGATCGCTAATCGGGAACGCTTCTATTTCTGTTTTCTGCGCTTCACGTTCATTAAAAAAGAACATCACCTTTGCTGCGTTGCTTGCACCTGTGAGCTTGTTTTCCCAATCACGCATCAATGCCATCTTCTGTTCAGGTGTTGCCTGACCATTGTAGAAATTTACAACAGTGCTTGGGAACATTCCATTACTCAACAGATTGCATTGGAATACAGAAATCAATTTATCGGTTTCAATTGCATTCACTGCTGACCAATAATCAGGTCGTGGGTAGATTTGACTACCTGTATAACTGAAACACCAATACACTTGCACCGGGTGCTCCATCTTTGTGAGTGGATTGAACTTTGGAATGAACGCTGGTGCATTTTTTTTCTTACGCAGATTGGACCAATCAGGTGAATGATAAATACCAATCTCTGATTCGTCATCTTGATCAACAGCAATACGGCATTCTTCAAATGGTATGTGATTGATTTTGGAAATCACGCTGCGATCATTTGACCAAATCACTTCGATATAAAATCCACCATGTAATTTGTAATCATGTGCGCAACCATACACAACCGTATCAACGTGCAATGCATCTAATTCATTTTGGTATTGCTCTGATGATACACCTTTACCTGCAATCATATCACCGATTGCTTTAATCAATGCACCATGTGTTGGTGATGTCTGCGACAATTCACGTAGGTACATTGGAAATAAATTGTCATCACCAAAATTTACCCATCCTTTGCGATCTACCTTTTCAGTATCAGCAACAGGTGAGTAAGCAGCCATCTGCAAATGCATTACATCAGATGGCAATGGCTTTACATCAGTGGTAGATAATGTCATCTTCGATGGTGTTGTCTGCGACATCGTAATATGTAGTATTATTTGTTAGTACAGCTGTTCCGCGTTCAATCAATCCTACCACTGATGCATTTGTTGGATCAGTGTTGACTGCTGAATTTTGTCCATACACTTCATACCGATAACGCCCGGCAATGGTTAGTGTATCTGTTGTAATGGTGAGCTGCGTGTATCTTCTATTCTCTGCAACAATGGTGGCAACCTGTGCCAATTCACTACCCACTGTGCTGTTTTCTTCGTGCGTAATTACAATTAGGTAATCAGTAAACGCTGTTGCGTAATACTGCCTTCCCTCATCCAATGACAATCGCACGGTTTGATTTGCTGTATCTGTAATTAGATATATCATTGGTTTACTAAATTAAAAAAAAGAGCAGGCGTTATACCTGCCCTTTTGAATTACTTATTGACTAACTTATGATACCACACTATACGGTGGATCAACAGTAATATCACCAAAGTTATCGAATGGTGTTGTGGTGTATGCTTCCAAATGTGATGCTGGCTCTAATTCTTCGGCAGTAAACATCACTTGATAACCCATCAAATCTGCTTTTTGCTGACCTGATTGCACGCTACCTTCTGTCATGAATGCACCGCTACCATAACCAACACACAAAATTTGGTCATCAAATGTGCGAACAAAGATGATGCACTTTGCTTTGGCAAGATTCAGGAATTCGTTACGCTTATCTTGTGACAGCTTACCAAATGTCCATCCTACTTTTTGCTCGAAAAACAATGTGCCGTTTTCCAAATTCTTTTGTGGCGTTTCGATGTATGATGCGGATGATCTGAATGGTACATAACGGAAAATGGTGGCAGTAGGTAGTGAATCAATTTCACCTGTTGTGCCATCAAACGTGATACCTGAATCAAAATCATCCCAATTAGCGATGAAGATTTCTTTAACACCGCCGATACCTTCGAGGCAATCTAATGTATAGCCCTTCGTCAAACTACATGGCATAGTTGTAAATTTTTAATTGGTGAAAACCACTGCACACACGTGAATGCATGCAGTGGTTTGATTATTTATTATTAAGATAGACCAGGACCGTATGCTGCAACATCAGCAGTAACAGCAATCTGTGCTCCGAGATAGAAACGTGCGCCATAACGAACGTTTTGTGAACCATCAATTGGAGTCATGTCGATGATTGATACATCGTTCATGTCGTTAGTCAACCATGTGCCAAGATGCAAGTTAGATTTTTGAACCATGTACATAGTGTTGTTAGGCATGCCCGGACATACTGCGATTTCGTACATACCAACGAATTTGCGTGCTACTTCAGGTCCTGAAGTTGCATACCATCCATTGCCTGCTGCAATTTGTGCTTGCATGTAAAGTTCAAATGTTGCATTGTTCATGTAGATCAATGGCTTTTCAGCTGAACCTTTGACTGCTGTTGGTGATTTAGCTACCAACGCCCAAATCTTTTCGATGATGTTACCTGATGTCAATGCTACAGGTGATGAAACGAAATTGATATCGCCACCTGCGTTAGCATCAATCAATGTGTTGAATCCATCGAATTGACCTGCTGTTGCATTAACACCTGTCCACATTACTGTTTCAAGGTTAGCAGCAATACCATTCACCAAACGCTCGATAATTGCATCTTGAATTTGGGTATTTACTTTGCCACTTAATACATCCTTTGTAGTCCAATCAGTAAAGAAATCTTTTTTACAGATTTCACGCTGCACTTGGAATTCTTCAAGTGTTAGGATACGCTCTGTTAATGTAACAGTGCCTGTTGGTGTGAAATCACATGTGCCAGCAGCGAATGTGACGGTGTCATCAATCTTACGTGCTACTGATTTGTATGGGATGTTTTCGCGCAGGTTAACGTACTGCATTGATGCGTTCTGCAACAATGCCTTCTTCACAATCTCACCTGCCAATTCACCTGCATATGTGGTGGTGAGTGATAATGTAGTTGCCATTTTTTAGATAATATATTTAATTGGTGATGAGATTACTTATTACTGCGCAGGCGTTCCATCATTTCGCTCACGCTTTCTTTTTTTGCTGCTTCACGAACTGCAACACGGTTAAAATTTTCACGTACTGATGTAGCAGCTGGTGCTTTCTTCAATGCGCTCAATTCAGTTTTGGTGTTAGCCAATTCAGTGGTCACTGCATCTTTGCTTTGTGTTGCATCAGCAAGCTGTGCAGACAATTCAGTGCGCTCTGTTTCTAATGCAGATACGCGATTGGACAAAGAATCAATTACAGCCAATAGATCATCGCTGCTCATTTCTTCTTTTGTTTCAGCAGATTCAATTTCCGCAATCATTCCATCAGCACCAACGCTGATAGTGCTGCCATCTTCCAACGTGTATTCACCTTCAACCAATGCAACAGGATTGCCGTCTGCATCTTTTGTAAATACATCAACACCAACGCCCCATGCGTCTGCTGTGCTGTAGATTTCAGTGCCATCTGCTAACTTACCTGATGCAGACAATTTGATTTCTGCAACAGCATCAGCTGAATCCTCACTGAACTGCACACCATGCACTTCCGGATTGATGTTGAATTTTTGGAAAATAGCTTTCAAGTTTTCTTTTATGTTCATAGCTATTTGTAATTATGTATTATTGTAGTGCATTATCACGCATTACCCGTGCGTTAACATATCACGCAAATAATTTCATATATTTATGGATGTCACCATCATTACCTGCCTAAACAATAGACCTGATGTATCACGCATTGCATTTAATTGTATTGATCGCTTGCGCAGTAAATCATACCATCGCATACAAGTGGTGGCTGCTGTTACTGAAAATGAAGATTACCAATTAAGCAGTGATTACTGTGAGCATGTACTAACAATTGAAAACATACCGGGCAAAAAATGGAATGCTGCTGTATTGCACGCGCATGTATGGACAGATGCTGATTGCTACATGATAATCGGTGATGATGATTGCATCAGTACAACATACTTTGATCAGGCAGTGGAACGTGTAATGTTAGGTGCGCATCACGTTGGATTGAAAAGCAATGTGTTTTATGAACTGCACAGTGGAAAAGCAATGCACCACACATACAAATTTTCAATTGACAAATTGATTGGTGCTGGTCGTATGATTAGCAATGAAGCATTAGAAGCAACAGCATACACATCACACGTTGAAATCACACGTGATTACGATGATGGATACATGCTGCTCAAAAAAGGCGAAAAGAAATGGATGCCTGTTGATGCTGCGCGTTATTTAGTCGGGTATCATTACGCAAAGCTGATTGAAGCAGGTAGATTTGTTGGGCTGTTTCCTGATAATGCAA